TTCCGTTCTTTCAACGTATGCAAGGCGGGCGGGCGTCTGTTTTGCATACCATAATTTTTTTACATTGTGCCATCTAAAACCGTTAAATTTTAACCCTTCAATAATTGCCGTTTCGGGCTTGCTGTCAAAAATAACCTCTATACCGTTTAAATTATTATTAAGTTCAATTTTCATCATGTTTTTATCCTCCTTTTATAACTTTGTATAATCGCAGTAGTTCAAAAATGCTTCTATTGTTTCCATGGGTTCGCATCTTGTAAAATATCTTTTCTTGCGGTTTGTCTTTCGGTGTGGTCTTAATCCGTGGATCCTGCGGGAGTTATTAGAAAAAAGCGCAGGACCTTCAAAAGGGTTTTTCTTTTTCTTCATTTTTCCGACCTCCTTTTTTATTAACTTTTGAATTGCTTTTGTTAACTTTTTAATTTCTTATCTTGATTAAATTATAATCAAAAATTATTATAAAATCAATATAAAATAATCAAAAATAGTTATAAAATAATTGATATTTTATTGTGAAAATTGCATAAAATAATCATTATTGACAAGATTTTATTTATTTTGTATTATTTTATAAAAGGAAGTTTAAAACATGAGTGCAAGCAAGCAAATAAAAAAAGTAATGATTGAAAAAAATATCAAGCCCGGCGCCGTTGCTGAAAATCTCGGTATGGATCCACAAGTGTTTTATAACAAGTTATTCCGGGACACTATGAAATATAACGACGTTGAAAAGATAGCGGATGCGCTCGGCTGTGATATTGTTTTTAAAGATAGACAAACAAACGATATATATTAAAATATAAAGTGTTTACACCTGGCGCCGGGGATCTGGTCCAGATAAAAAAATATAGGAAGTTCGACTATAAAAAATAGTCATGGTTTGCCCTGCTTCAATCTTTTATAGATTGTTGCGGGGCTTTTTCAATTTTCCAGGGGTTTTATATATGAGTGAAGAAATAAAAAAAAGATGCACACTAAGAGAACGCAAACAAGTTGCGCGGATCCTGGCAGCGCGGGCGGGGCTTGAAAAATTAAATAGCGATATTATAAATCAGGTCGGCAGCATGTCAGATCTGGAAGTCCTAAACTTTTTAGATAAAGAATTAAATCGGGTTGAAGTTCTCCCGCCTGGAAGCGTGGACGAGATAAAGCCGGGCGGGGATCCTGCAAGCATATACAAAATATTAACAGATACCGCACAAACTTATATTAATAATAATAATTGGGACGCCGTGAAAATATCCCCGCTTCAATGGGGCGCCGTGTGTCTTTATGTCGGGATCCAGTGTCGGTCATTGTTCCGGGGGATTTCTGAAAATGATAATACAAATAAGGGTATAAAAGAAGTTAACGCTATTAATGGAGTAAATATTGAAGCGGTAGCGGGGGCGGTTCCCGTCTGGCTTTCCCTTTGTTATCAATACAATAAAGCGCCTTTAATTTGTAACTTTTTGGATTTTTGCGGGCTTTCGCATGAGTGGCTATATAATGAGGCTTGCGGGGTAACCTCTGAGCGCCTACACTTGCGGAAAAACTTAGAAACAATACAAGCAAACGGACTGCGACAACGTGTTATTAATCCGAAAGAATCGCCGATTGGGGCTATATTCCTATTAAAAGCCGATCACGGACTTGTAGAAGCGCAAAAAGTGACACATGAATATATAAAAAGGGACTCAAGCGGGGAAAATTTGCCCGTTTTTGGTTCGTTTGATGCCTTAGAGGACAAAAAGCCCGAAAAATAGACTATAAAAGTTAATATAATTATATGTTTGTTAACTTTTCAGCGTTTGCAGGGGTTCCGGGCGCTATTTCTGGCGGGTTTTCGGGTGTCGGTGTTTGGGCGAGCGTATGAAGGGCGGGGGGTAACCCCCATCTTCCCCGAAAAATCGAAGGGTGTATACACCTTCAAAGCACTGCAATTACTGAATTTTTGACACCTTAGAGACTAAAAAAATAGGCTTTGTATTTCCCCTATGGGAAAATGACACCCTTTGGGTAAACGAGAAGGCAAAATTGGGTAAAATGCCTTAGATAAAAGGCTTGAACGGGTTTTTGAGTAAAAAATCGGCTATTAATGGGTGTATACACATGGCAAGTACGACAACAAGAGTTAAGACAATACGGATAAAGAATGAGACGGTGGACTATTTTGAAGGGAAGCCTTTAAATCGAATGGTTGAAAGTCTCTATGACCTTCTTACGTCGGGAAAAATCGAGTTTGACGGAGAAAGTCTTGTTGTAAAAGGGTGTACCCCGACTAATAACAGGGGTGTACCCCAGGACTTTGAAGATATAGAAGAGATGGCGGACCTTATGAGGGTTCCTACGAATAAACTTCTGTCGGATTTTCGACAACTTCTTGAGGATGGGACGCTTTATTACTCAGGTGTAAACCTGGTTAACCCACGATATGAAGAATTTGAGAGATTATGTGAGGCTAAGAAACAGGATCCAGATAGAATGATGGCTAATGTGGTTCGTTCAATGGGTGGGTAAATGGCAAGTAAAGAATTAATCAGGGCATGGACCTCTTACGAAAATTACATATCGGCTAAAGGTGTGACGGATGAAGTTTTAAAACCGATGGTGGATGCGGTTAGGGTAGCGTTTGCCGAACGGGACTTTGAGTACGGGATGAAGATTAAGGATTTCACCTTATCGAATATAGACCGTATTATCAAAGAGAAAACGAACGGTACCTTTGCTATGTTGGAGCAATACGCTTTTGATAACAAGACGTATTATGACTATCTGGAATGGCACTATGACTGTTTATTGTCTGCTGCCGATTACGACTTTGATAGTTTCTATTTATATATAGAGAGAGATAGACCGAGACGGGACCGGTTCTATGAGCCACGTCGGAAGCAACTTAAACGGGTGTCGGATGCCTTAATGGATATCGAATATGATGATACGTTAAAGGAATTGTTCTTACATACCCCTCCGAGAATTGGGAAGTCTCAGATTATTACAGGGTTTACAGCATGGCATTGTTCTAAGGACTCTGAACACTCAAACCTTTACGTTACCCATAAAGAAGATTTAGGCGGAGCGTTTCTTGATGGGGTTATTGAACTTTTACAAGATCCTACGTATCGGTACCATGATGTATTTCCCAGGACGAAAATTGCATCTACGAACGCAAAGTCTCATAAATTAGACCTGGATAGGAATAAAAAGTATTCAAGTTTGTCGGGAAAAGGTCTTGAGTCAGGACTAAACGGAGAATATGACGCTTATGGACTTCTTATCTTAGATGATATTTTGGAAGGCGTACAGGATGTTCTTTCGCCGGACGTATTGAAGAGAAAAAGGACGATATATCAGAATAACGTCTTATCAAGGGCAAAAGAGAACTGCAAAATTATCAATATCGGAACAATTTGGGCGACGGACGATATTTATATGTATCGGAGACAGACCTTAGAGACGAAACCTGAGTTTAAAGATAGGAAATTTGAGGCTATTATCATTCCAGCATTGGATCCGATAACGGATGAATCGAATTTTGACTATGAATTTGGCGTTGGGTACTCGACTAACGCCTTCCGTATGAAAAGGGCTGAGTTTGAGGCTAACGATGATATGGCGGGCTGGTGGGCGCAGTACCAAAATGAGCCGATAGACCGCAAGGGCGCCGTATTTAATCCGAAAAACATGAGATATTACAAGGTTTTACCCGAAGAAGAACCTTTAAAGATAATAGGTCATGGAGATACGGCACTCGGCGGCGGCGACTATGTATCATTTCCTATCATATATGTTTATGAAAACGGCGATTGGTATATGGAAGATGTTGTTTTCGATAATTCGGAGAAACACATCACGGAACCGCAGGTAGTTACAAAAATCAAGAAGCATAGAATGAAAAACGTTCATTTTGAGTCTAATCAGGGCGGCGAAGGATACGCTGATGATATCAAGATGCAGGTTAAGGAAGATAAAGAGATAACCTGGCGTGTAAACATTTCGACAGACTGGGCGCCTTCAACGAAACGAAAAGCGCAAAGAATTTGGGACTGTGCAGAGCAGATAAGGCATATTTATTATAAGGAACCGAGTTTGCAGACCGAACAATACCGCAAGTTTATGAATAATCTGTTTAGTTTTTCGATGAACATGACGAAAAGACAGCACGATGACGCTGCCGATAGTCTGGCAGGAACGATAGAGTTTGACGAACACGGAAGCGGAGTATCGACTGCTATTATAACAGGAAGTTTGATTTAATGAAAAGGATACGAGAGTTCCGAAGGATAAAGGGCGATAAAACGAAGGTAAAAACGATTTATAAGGGGAAAAAGAGGAAGAAATATGACAACAAGGGAATATCTTAATCAAATTAATAAAATTAACCTTGTAATTGAAGCAAAAGTCGAAGATGAAATACGTTTAAGGGCGCTGGCGACAAAAGTGACTGTCCCTACAGACGGGGAAAGAGTAAAATCATCATCGGATCCCGATAGAATGACTAATATTGTCGCTAAAATCATCGAATTAGATAAGGAATTGGAAGAAACCTTAAATATTTGGATAGAAAAACGAAAAATCATCATTGAACAAATTGACTCTATCGAAAATCCGACCTATTATCATTTTCTTGACCTTAAATATGTGAAGGGAATGTCAAGAAAAGAAATTCAGTCGAAGATGGCTGTTTCAAAGTCCGCTATTTTTAATATCCAGAAGGAAGCACTTATAGAATTTGAACTTAAATTTGGTTATAAATACCTCACACCGGACGATCTTAGGGAAGAAGAAATGGAAATTTACAGTAAAAATTGGAAAAATGATGTAATTGTGGACTAATTTGGACACTTTTGGACACTCTTGGACTCCATTGGACACTTAAACGTGTTATCATGTAATTAGTAAAATCTGTTCATAAAAAAATGTCCCCCTAAGGTGCATATTTTTAACGGCAAAAAAGGATCGCAACCATCCGCGGTCCTTTTTTCATGTTTGGAGATAAGATGATTGGCAAAGGTCGTAACGTACTTTTAACTTCATATAAGGAAATAAATAGCGAGAATGTCATTAAAGTAGTCAAGGACGCGATGAAACTTTATAGACAGAACGCCGATGATTGTGAATTTCTATTAAATTACGCATCAGGTGAACAGCCTTTAATTCGAAAAGAGAAGAAAAAGGTTATGACCTGGATAGACTGCGAAGCAGTTGATAATGTAGCCTTAGAAATATCTGAGTTCTGGCGTGGTTTTGGATGGGGGAACCCTATTACATTAGTCCAGAGAGGTGATATTAAGGACAAAGAAGGCAAGGCAGAAGGAATTTCAGAGTTGAATTATTGTTATTCAGCGACGGGAAATTCCAGAGATTTACAGACAATGGCTAATTTCATTGTCAAGTGCGGACACTGCTTTACCATAGTTGACCTAAATACAGAGTGGGAACCCGGAGAATCTTACTTCACAAGAGACGCGGTAGATCCCAGGTGGGCTTTTGTAGTTAGATCGACAGCATATACGGATAGAAGAGTAGTTCTCGGAGCCACATTGAATGTAGTTGATGATGATTATTTTATCACTGCCTATTCAAAAGATTGGATTTATAACATAAAGGCTATGAAGAATAAAGTTGAGACTTCATCTGTTAAGGATGAAAAAGATATTTTTTCAAAACTTTATTCATGGTCTTTAATAGATGGAATGTCTGAAATTAAGAATCCGCTTGGTGTTATTCCTATTACAGAATGGTATTGGGAACCTGAGAGGACGGGCGTATTTGAGAATCAGATTAACGCCCTGGATAACCTTAACCTTATCGCAAGTGATATTTCAAACGGTATCGAGCAGAATATTCAGTCTATATGGTGGGCTAATAACGTCGAGTTTGAAAAGCAGATTATTAAAGACGATGAAGGCAACGAGACAGAAGTTGTTAAGAAACCCGCTAACGGTGACTGGGTTCAGACCAAAACGGCAAGAGAAGGCGTGAATCCTTCAATTCAACCTTTGGTTATGGACTATCACATAGACGATATGCTTAATTCCTTTACGGAAATGAGAACTTTGGTATTACAGAAATGTCATGTTCCGCAGCGGTCCGATACGTCAGGCGGTTCCTCCGGTGTTGCCATGGATAGCGCGTCTGGTTGGGCTGATGCGGAAAGCATAGCATCGTCAAGAGAAGAAATCGTTAAGGGTTGCCAGATAGATGAAGTTAGGGTTGCTTTAAGGGCGGTTAAGGAATCTCCCTTTATAAATATTGATAACCCTATGATAAATTTGTACCCGAACGACGTACAGCCTGCAATTCGCAGACCTAAAAATTCAGACCTGGCAACTAAATCAAACGCTATTACAACGCTTCTTAAACATGGATTTTCGCTTGAAGATTGTATTGCTAATATTCCTTTGTTTGCGGATGCGACTCAGGTTGTTCAGAGAAGTGGTGAAGGCGTTAAAAAGTATCAGGAAACAATTTACAGTCAGGCTAACGACGCAGAAGAAGCGCCGAACGCCGATAGAACAATGCAGGACCTTTCGGATCAGAAATCACCTAACTTATGACACGTAACATAGATGAATTAAGCAATTTAAGATCGGAAACGCCAGAACAATACTTTGGGAAAATGAGAATTTCCAAAGAACAGAAGGCGAAAAGGGTTGAGTACACTAAAAAAGCAAACGATATATTGGATTTAATTCTTGTTTTGCTTTTAACCATGGATGATAAAGACTTTTCAATGTACGCTTATCTAAGAGACAGGCTTGAGAGTGAACTTTTATCCCTTATGAATGAGTACGCAACGCCGGACGATTATTTAATTGATTATGCTTCCGATTTTGCTTATAACTTCATTGATGTAACAAGAAATAACATTGAAAACGAATGGTTTACATCGTCCGATAGGGCATTGTATAACGCTGAAAATTGCGCTAACGACTTTCATAACTATATCGAGTATAGAGATGCAATTATCGCAGGGAAAACTCATAAAAGATGGCTTGCGGAACCTGATAACAAGGTTAGAGAATCGCATCAAAAGGTTGACGGAAAGAAAATTCCTATTAAAGAGTTCTTCCGGGTTGGTCTTGCGAGAATGAGGTTTCCGAAAGATTATGAATTTGCTTCCGCTTTCCCACGCGAGTTGATTAATTGTCGTTGTGGTATTGAATACTTGCCTAAAACAAAGGATTTCGAAACGACACAAAGTTACAGGCATAAATTAAACTATGATAAACAAATAAATTCAGAAGCACAAGGAACTTCAATTATTTCTTATCCTGTCATTGGAAGTCCTAACAATATAAGTATTTCCGATGAGTTACAAATAAAGCCGAAACAACTTCAAGAAATTGAAAACAAAATATCCATGTTCAAGAAAAAGGTTGGAATTACAAACGAAAATCCGAACATAGTGCTTGTTGGAGAAAAGGAACTTGTAAATGATGATGGAAATTATAATTTGAAAACAAATACGATTTTTTATCATTTCTTTCCTAAAGATGAAATTTTACAGGATCATACAATTATACATGAGTTGTTTCACTGCAAAGATGCGCATAGGTATTTAAAAAACGGGATAAACATAAAAGATATTATTTCCCATGAAAGATTTGTATTCAAGAAAAAACTTGACAAACTTGGAATAAACAAGAATAATGTAAATACGATCAAAAAAGAGATGGGAAAAGATGAAGCCATAGCGCTTTCTCGTCAGTACGAAGCAGGAAAGTACGATGAAGTTTATACTGAATATCGTACCTATAAAATAATGGAAGAGTGATTAATATGCGCATAGCAACGCCTGAAATTCAGGAAATGGAAAAAAGAATAGATCCTTATAGAGTTGGCTTAACAGATTTAAAGCAAGATACTCCGCCTGAAATTGTTGAGTTAAACAAAAAGGTTCAAGAATATTATAAGGTTGAGTTCGAGTGCGAACAATAATGATATTTAACATAAGGGAAGTCTAAACGACTTCCTTTTTTAGTGGGAGAAATATGGACACACAGAAAATCAAAATAAAAACCGAAGGTGGATATACAAAAGTCTTTGTAGGTGACACGCAGATTAAAGGTGTTCGAGAAATAAAATTCCATCAATCCGTGGAAACGGCGCCTACAATTCAAATTGAGGTACTTGCATTAGATACCGAGTTTGA